TATCCATCGTATTTACAGGGGCACGCGGAATTATTCGCTTAACGTTTAATAAAAAACTCATATTTCAACCCTCATAATTTCTAGGAACAATTATTGCCTGTTTATGTGCTATTGCATCTGTAGTATCAGTTTCATTCCCAAACAATTCCTCCTGTATTTTTTGAACGCGCACTTCTTGATTATACTTTGCTGCTTCTGGTTCAGTATCAGGATCTTTTTCTCTTACTACATTTCTTCGACCTAAAAGCTCATCAATGATGAACTTGCAAGCATCTAATCTAGGGGGTAAATAATTACCCTTATTATCTTCAAAAACCCAAAATGGTTCATAAGATAATTTACAATCAGGAAGTTCTTCCATATTCATAAATGGAACAGGAGTTAAACGTTCCAAAATATACTTTGCTTTAATCCATTGACGATATTTTGGAACTTCTCTAACTTCTGTTACAGTTCTAAGGAATATGCCTTCACGAGTAAAATCATTATAAGTGCCGAATCTTTTTTCAAGTTGATCTTCAGAAAATACTACTCTCCAAGTAACCTGATTAGTATCAGATTTACCATAAAATTTATCTAACCAATAATTTATATATTCTAATGTTTCGATTAACTTCATATTTTTATGTTGCCAGGTTCTATTTATACACTGAACCCGGCAAAGAGTGTTTTTGATTAATTACTAATTATTCAGTTAATTACTAATTATTCAGTTAATTACTAAACAACAGCATTTACATAATATTTAGCACTAATCGGATCATACATTAGAATTACCGGTCTATTTTGAACAGGCTGATAAGCCGTCAGAATATTACCATTTGTTAAAAACAATCCAGGACTAGCATCAGTGAAACATAAAACTACTTCATGATACCCCGTTGTAGGCGGAGTAATAGTTGCTACTTGAACAGTTCCAGTAACAAAAGTAAAACGGTTAACCGGAGTAATAGTTGCAGCAGATGCAAGAGTTACTGGTAGAGGTTGCTTATTACTCTGAGCAACATTGAGATTCTGATGAAGTAAGTCAGACATCATAACCTCCTAATATCCGTCTGGAACTTGAAGATTATCAATATAAGCGGTAGCAGCAGGATTCGTTGGGAATACCTGCATTCCTACCACCATATAGAAGATTTCAGAAGTAGCCACACCACCAGAAGAATCACGAATTTCAAATATCTTTCTTCCATCAGTTGTATAGAAACCAATAGGAAGAATCTCAGCGCGCTTCCAAATAGACTTATTAACAAAATCTATACGCTTCTGATTCCAGTTAAAACTCTTTTTAACCGGAGCACCAGCAAGCTGCATATTATCATTAAAATACATATTCAAAGCTTCCTCTTTAGGCTGCTTATGAATAGAAATAGCTAACTGTCCAATCTCCTCATATGCCGCAGCCTGAGCAGGATTAAGCCATGCTTCAGGAGCAACAGTATTATCTTCACCAACACGATTACCCATCTTAGTTACTGCAAGCCTAGGTAAAGGTAAGGCTAATGCAGAATTAAGACCATTAACACGATTAGAACGAATTTCAGGAGTTGACGATCTTGCAAATCCAAGCCAAGTTCCAGACGAAGAATTACTATGATGATAACGAATACCAAGTAATGCTTCACCAGGAGTAGCAGGAGTAGCAATACCATCAGTAACAAGAATATCAGTAGCCACTGCACCAGCAATAGCAGGAGTTACATCAATAGTCTTATTTTCAATATCCCATAAAGTAATAGTTCCCTTACCACGTAAAGTAGCAAGAGTAGAATCAAATACCTGAACAACCTGACCATAACGAACTAATCGCGCACCAAAACCGTCACTATCAAGAACATAAGTATCTACACCACCAGCAGTAGATACTGAACCAATAGTTCCAATTGATCCACTACCATCACCTTGACATTGAGAATCAATTTGACGGCGAATTTCATCTAATGCAGAAGCAGTCATTCTACGAACAGCATTAACAACTGCCTTGCGCGGATCATCAGTAGACCACTGAGTTAACTTAGTATATTCAATATTCTCTGACAAGAATACAGCACTAACAAGCGCCTTATCGAACTTCGGTCCACCACCACGGCCGAGTCCTCCACCATCAGGATTAAAATACTGAAAAGCTCCACCAGGACGTAACTCTAATGGAACGCGCATCTGACGATAACTGACTTTCTCTACATCAGCCTTACTAAGCTGAGAATAAAACTTATCCTCACGCTCAAATACAATCTGAACCTTAGGAATTACACGCTCAAGTTCTAATCCAGCAACATCAGCTTCAACTACAGCCATATAAACTCCAGTTTAGTCTTGCATTAAAAAGTCTCTTGTAGTCATATGCTTTGGAATATCCTTGGCTTCTTTAATTTTTGTGGCTGAAGCTGGCCTATTAGGTGGAACATGGCCCTTCTTAGGCGTTTCATCATTATCAACTTTTTTGCCTAAACCCTTTAAGGCTTCATTACGAGTTTTCTTAATAACATTTGGAAGTAACATCTTAGCCTTAGATAAATAAGTAGATCTAATTTTATCTATAGATTCCTTGGAGAAATTTGCACTAAAGGCTCTCTCCCAAAGCTTGTCTAATAATGTTCGGAATCTATGATCATTATCAATTTCTGTCTCTAATAATTCTAATGTTTCTCTTGAAGCATTTTTCTTAACATAGTCGCTCATAGAACTCTTTGGATCTATGTGCCTATCTATCGTAGACTTCAAGACATTTTTAACTCTAAAATCTAAATCATCTCGAACTGATTCAAAACGCTCTTTAATAAATGCTTCGCGTTCAGAATTTAATTTCGATGCTTCATCGTTATCCGATTCTTTCTCTTTAGATAATTTAGTATGAGGAACGAAATCAGTCGATCCAAAAATGAATTTATGAAAAGCTCTTGCTGCCTCTAACAAATCATCATCACCAGATGTTTTTGCTTCACGAGCCATTGCAACTACTGCATTCTTAAGCACTCCATTCATAACATGATAATGAGCATCTTTATCAACTTTAGCCAGTGATGTTAGATATTCATCAACTAACTTATTAAATGCTTCAGGATTTGAATTCTTTATTGCATGTAATATAGGAATTGTATTACCCTTAACTAAATCTGCTTCCAGCTTATCTAAAGTAGAAGATTTAGAAACTGCTGTTTTAGCATCCTCAATTGTTGGAAGTAATTCAGTATATTGCTGTTCGCGGTAATAAGCCTTTTCTAAATACGGAAACTCTTTGAAAAGAGTAGGATACTTAGCTAAAATTTCTCTACGCTTAACAGGGGCTATTATCTCATCTTCATCATCTTCTTTAATATTTTCATCATCTTCTAAATCAATTTCGTCGTCATCCTTATCATCTTCATCTTTATCATCTTCATCCTTATCATCAGATTTAATAACCTTAGCCTTCTTATCAGTCTTATCCGTATCATCATCCTTCTTATCATCATCCTTCTTATCATCAGAAATATCATCCTTTAAAAGATCATAAATATCTTCTTTACTTAAATCATTACTAGAAGGAGCTACAATAGAATCATTATTCTCCGGAGGCATTTGATTTCTCCAATGGTGCTGCTAATGGTTTTTGCGGTGGAGCAGCAGGCTGTGCAGCACTCATAGCCTTAGCTAGCTCATTGTGTATCTGAAAATGCAACAGAACGTTTCTGTAACCTTCTTTGTTATTAAGTCGTGTTTGTCTACCTACTTCACTAACTAACCAATGTCTACATACCTCAGATTCTATAACATGATTATCTAATTCTGGATCTACTTCAACAGAAGGTTCTTCTTTTTCTTCTAATTCTCCTGTCTCCATATTATCGAAAGGAACAAATATTGGACTAGAACTAAGTAATATTTGAATTTCATCTGATTGCTTCTGACGATAATCTTCTCCAGGAACAGTAAAATCATTAAGCCCAATAGCTTCCTTTATGAATGGTAAATTCTCAGGAGCCATTAGAGATTGTAATATAATTGGATTATTACTCTGCATTAATTGCATTATAATATCTTTCTTCTGCGCCCAAGTAATTGGTAGTTGATCACTTGTTTCTAATTCAACTGAACCAATTTTACCTTGAATTTCAGCTTTCTGAATATAAACATTTATAAATTTACCATTATCATCTTGTTCCACAAATCTTTCATCATCCATAATATTCTTTATATATGCAGGTATTACCTTGCTAAATATTTCTTTCCACCAAATAGTCAACATCCTCCAAGGAGTTTGTAATCTTTGTAGAGCCTGTGCGCGGCTCATACTATATTCACTAGCAGTTTTACTACCACTTATATTAGAACCACCAAACAACGCTGGTAATGCACCAACTACTAGTTGTCCGCGTTCATTCATCCAATTAGAAAATGGTAATATTTCACCTGATAAAGACGCAGTTTTAACTTCATGAAATGATTCAGCTAAATTCTTACCACTGCGCGCCTTAGCAGGAAAAATACTTCCTGGTAAAACTTCTGACTGTCTATAGGCATTAAAATCTAATGTATTAGGATCTGCAAATGTCTGTGGAATACCATGCTCAATTGTTTGAAGAACCAAAGATATAATATCATTAGTAATATCTTGAACTGAAACTAATAACATTCCTAATGGATCATGATGTAAATAGTCAGAAAGAGGATTCCTAGTAAGAGTCCAATGATCATCTAAACATTCTTCTTCAGCTTCAGCAAAACAATCATTTATAAAAACTACTTTAACACCAGTCTTATAAAGCGCATTTAACTTATCAATATCAGCTTGTTCAGATAAGATATTAAAAGCACTCGGTCTAATCCAATGATTTCCAACCGTTACATTATTTATTGGATATTCACCCTGATATTGTAAATTTAGTCTACCCCATTGATCGTAAAGATAACCACCACTTTTACCAGATGCAATCTCACGACTAATCTTATCCTTTAATTCAGGATAACGAGCTAATACATTAGAATAATGCGTTTCATAACCAAATGTTAATAAAGGAATATCTTCCTGTTTCATTGCATAATTAGGAACTCTAACATATAAACCACCATAAACTTCTAATTTCTGTCTAGACTTTGGTTTATTAGTTTTACCAACAATACGGTAGCTCTCTATTTCTTCCTTAGAATATTCAGCCTGTATAGTCGATTCACAATTTGGACAGAAATTTGCATTTGGCTCATCTAAATTAGAACCACA